ACAACAAATCATCATCTAAAACAGCTAAAGAAAATCAATACGATAAGAGACCTTTTTTAGGGTTGCCCGCATGGTATAAAGGCTTTAAAATACCTAAATAATATTGTATATAATAATATGGCGGGAGATCTCCACCACAGCATCTCCTGCCTTATTATTAAGGTTTTTTATGCTACAAAAAGTAAAGTTTGCACCAGGATTTAATAAACAAGTCACATCAACAGGTGGCGAAAGCCAATGGGTTAATGGTGATAATGTTCGTTTTAGGTATGGCACACCTGAAAAAATAGGGGGTTGGTCACAATTAGGATCTGTTGCAATAACAGGTAGAGCGACAGCTATTCATCATTTCGTTAATACATCCGGTATTAAGTATGCGGTGCTAGGTACAAACAGAATTTTATATGCATACTCTGGTGGTATATTTTACGATATACATCCAATTAAATCTACAACAACATTAACAAGTGCATTTTCTACAACCAATGGATCAAAAACCGTAACCATAACTTTTGCATCTGCACATAATGTAAATAAATTTGATATTATATTATTAGATAATTTTTCCTCTATTACTAATTCTGGTTTTGTATCAGGTGATTTTACAGACAAAAAATTTATGGTGACATCTATACCAACTGATACAACACTTACAATAGAAATGGAGTCTAATGAATCTGGATCTGGTGCGTCTACGTCTGGTGGTATTAGAGTTCAACATTATTATTCTGTAGGACCTGCCGTTGAGGTTGCATCTACAGGTTGGGGTCTTGGATCATGGGGTGGGCAACAAACAGGTCAGTTTACATCTACATTATCTTCATCAATAAATACAAGTGTAACATCACTAACAATGGCTAGTTCATCCTCATTTCCATCTTCAGGTACGGTATTAATAAATAATGAATTGATAAGTTACACAGGAAATAGTGGTGGTACATTATCAGGTTTAACAAGAGGTGCCAGTGGTACAACAGCTGCATCACACTCATCAGGTGCAACAGTAACAGATGCATCAAACTTTTTTGCATGGAACGCTGCAGCGTCAGGAGACATTGTAACAGCACCGGGTTTGTGGTCATTAGATAATTTAGGTAACAAATTAATTGCAACCATAAATGGGGGTGAGAGTTTTGAATGGGATTCTAATCCCATTGGTGCAAACAACACCAGAGCAACTATAATATCAGGAGCACCAACTGCATCTGCATTTAGTTTAGTATCTACACCAGATAGACACTTAATATTTTTTGGGACAGAGACAACCGTTGGAACTAAATCTACACAAGACCCTATGTTTATAAGATTCTCTTCTCAAGAGGATATTAATACTTATGTACCATCAGCAACCAATACTGCTGGTACGCAAAGACTTGCAGATGGATCTAAAATTGTTGGAGCGATCAGAGGTCGTGATGCAATTTATATTTGGACAGACAGTGCATTATTTATTATGCGTTTTGTTGGTCCACCATTTACATTCTCATTCCAACAAGTTGGTACAAACTGTGGATTAATCGGACAGAATGCAGCTGTTGAGGTTGATGGTACAGCATACTGGATGTCAGAAAATGGTTTCTTTAGATACACAGGTAAACTAGAATCATTACCATGTTTGGTTGAGGATCATGTTTACGATGATATCAATACAATTCCAAAACAACATATCAATGCAGGTTTAAATAACTTGTTTGGTGAAGTAATGTGGTTCTATCCTAACTCAGGTTCAGGAACAGTTAATAGAATGGTTGCATACAATTATCTAGACTCAAGTCCCGAGCGACCAGTATGGACTGTAGGCACATTAGCTAGAACAGCGTGGCAAGACTCTGCTGTATTTGGTAAGCCACATGCAACAGAATATGACTCTAGTGCAGAAACTGCAGATACAGATGTAAATTATGTTCATGGTAATACTGATGGTGTATCAACATATTATGAACATGAGACAGGGTTAAATCAAGTTAAGTTAGGTCAAACAACAGCCATCACTGCTAGTATAGAATCTGGAAATTTTGATATTGGTTCACAAGGTTTAAATGGTGATGGTGAGTTCATGATGAAAATAAGAAGAGTAATACCAGACTTTCTTGCACAAACAGGCGATGCAAGAGTTACATTAAACTTAAGAGATTTTCCAAACGACACTTCAGCTAGTTCTACATTAGGACCATTTACAATATCTAGTGGCACACAAAAAATAGATACACGTGCTAGGGCTAGAGAGATATCTTTAAAAGTAGAGAATACTAGTACAAGTCAATTTTGGAAGTTAGGTACATTTAGAATAGATTATCAACCAGATGGTAGAAGATAATGCCACTAAATAAAAAAGGTAAAAAGATAATGAGTTCTATGAAAAAACAATATGGTAAAAAACGTGGAGAACAGGTTTTTTATGCATCGTTAAATAAGAAAAAAATTAAAGGAGTTAAAACAAAAAGTGGCTAGAATAGTACAAGCATTAACACAACCAGCAGAGGACTACGATCAACAAATACAACAATCGTTCGTTAGAGATGTGGATAGTATTGTGCAAAAATTAAATACAACTTATCAACAGGATCTAAAAGACGAAGCAGAGGCGGAGGCTTTTTTCTTTGGCTAATTCATTCGTAAATAAAAAGGTAGATTTAACAACTACATCAGCTACAACACTATATACAGTGCCGTCAGCAACTACTGCTATTATAAAGTCTATATTAGTATCTGAAGATTCTGGTAATGCTGACACTATAACGGTGACTATTACTGATGCATCAGATGCTGTATTCAGCCTTTTTAAGACAAAATCCATATCAGCAAATGGCACAACAGAACTATTATCAGCACCTTTAGTATTAGAGGAAAGTGAGATACTAAAAGTGACTGCAGCTACAGCTAATAGACTACATGTAGTCCTCTCGGCCCTACAATCTAAGCCTAGAGAGGTTACAACATAGTCTTGATTTACTTGTTAAAAACAAGTAATAATGTAAATTCAGGTGAAATCCCTGCCTTTTAAAAATAACAACATTTAACACATATGATCAATAGAGCAAAAATGCCAAGACAGTTACGTGATAAAGGTGGGATAGCAAGTGTTACCCCTAGAGAAAAATATGGTCTTGGTAGTAAATTAAAAGAGAGATTTAGAAAACTTATACCCAATGAGTTAGCAGATATTGCAGTTAAAGCTGCACCGTTTGTTGCACCTTTCAATCCAGGTATTGCAGGGCTCATGAGAGGTATAGGTAGGTTTGATCAAAGAGGCAGTATCAGCGATGCATTTAAACAGGGGGTTGGAACCTTTGCTTTTGGAGCAGGTGCAAGAAGTTTAGGTGGAGCAACAGATCCATTTGGTGGTGGACTCAAAGGTGGTTTTACTTCACCATTAAGTCCAGATAGAACAACTGCTGTGAAAGAGTTTTTTAATCCGACAAAAGAATCTAGCTTTGATGCATTAAAAGAAGATGAAACATTTGCAGATAGAATTGCAACTAAGGCCACAGATGCAACTAAAAAAGTAGCTAAAGACGTAGGATTAGAATCTGTGAGAGATGCCACAGGGTTATTTAAAGACGTTCCAATATTAGAAAATTTACCCAGTTTAGTACAACAACAGATATTAGTTGGTGGAGTAACTAGTGCAGCGACATATATCTATCAAGCATTTTTAAAAGAAGAACCACCACAAGAAGAGTTTGAAAGTAATGAAGAATACATGGCTAGAAGAAGAGAAAATGTAGGTAGAAAAATGAAATCTTATTTTGACAATTACTTTAAATTTGACAAAGATTATTCAGGTATGACTGATGAACAAAAGAATGCCTTTATTGCTAGAGTTAACGTAGCAAAAGGCGGCATGCCAACAGGTGTTATGACAACTAATAAAGCTGGAGTCATGGAACGAGATTATAGAGATAAAGGTGGATTTGTACCAGTAGGTATAAAAGAAAAAGCAGATGACGTGCCTGCCATGTTATCTAAGAACGAGTTTGTATTTACAGCAGACGCGGTTCGAGGAGCAGGCAACGGCAGCATTGAAAAAGGAGCACAAAGAATGTATGATACCATGAAAAAATTGGAGAAAAGAGTAGTATAATGGCAGAAGAAAATCAAACAGGTTTAAAGGGTATATTAGGTGGCATTGGAAAAGCTGCGGGTAAACTATTAGGAAGAAGAGGAGAACAGGCGGAACAAGACGTGCCTTCTTTTGATAGTGGTGGTTTACAAATTGTTGTTATTGGCAAAGATGGCAAAATTATTGAATTGGGTGACATAAAATCTAAGTCTGGAGTAGGATCTTTACTTGGAGGAGTAGGTAAGGGTTTAGGTAAGGTTATGGGTGACGAATCCAAAGAACCTTTTAAATTTGATGCTCAAAAATTTATGATTCAACAGTATAAAGAAGAAGGAATACAGCCTGAAATATTAGGAGAGGGTTTTCAAGGGGATGAAGAATCACTTGTAATTAGAACACCTGGTGGTGGAACAATGATGATATTGTTAAAAGATTTTATTAAAAATTTTGGAATACCACCTATGAAATTTAAAGGTATTGAAAGAGACGCTAAGGATCAACCATATAGATTTAATCAAGGTGGCAGAGCAGGTTACGCTGAGGGGACACCTAAAAAATTCATGACCGATGCTGAATTAGAAAAAGAATTTCCTAGTTTAGCTAGAGGAGAAATGTATTCAGAAGAATATGAAGCTGGAAAAGAAGAAGCCATTAAAGACTTTATAATGAAATTAAGAGAAATGGGCTTAACAGATCCTATAAAAATTAGGGCAGCTGTTATGAAACAGTTTGGTGAAAATAGAGCATCAGGCGGCAGAGCAGGCTATCAAGAAGGCGGTGTCACAGAATCAAGAATATTACCACCAGAGTTTATAGAAGCAGCACAGAAAACATATCTAACAGACTTATCTAGACAAGCGGGTATACCAAGTATTACAACAGCTGTTCAACAGCAACCCGGTGAAACAGCAGAGCAGTTCGCTAACAGACAGGCGCAAGCACAACAGTTTCAAATTACAAAAGCGGGCATGGCAGATCTCGCACCGCAAGTAGCACAGCAAGATGCTTTACAAACTGCAGCTAGAACACAAGCAGTAGACCCAACAACAGGCCTTGGTTCTTTCCAACCGTTCTTAACTGATGCAACAACCGCAGCAGGTGCAGCAACAACTTTAACAGGGGCAGGGGCAGGAACGGGGACAGGAACTATAGCAGAATATACATCACCTTTTCAGCAACAAGTTATAGATACAACTCTTGCAGAGTTTGACAAACAAAGACAAGTACAACAAAATCAATTAGCAGCTAGAACACTGGGCATACCTGGTGCGTTTGGTGGTGGCCGTGAGGGTGTACAAAGAGCCGAGTTTGATGCAGCAAGTGACATGAACAGAGCAAGATTAGTTGCAGATTTACAACAAAGAGGTTTTGAAAGTGCATCACAAAGAAGACAACAAGACCTTGCAAACCAAATGGGTATTGCAAACCTACAATCTAATTTAGGTGCAAGAACACAAGACCTTGCTAGAGCACAAATATCTGGTCTTGGTACATTAGGTGCACAAGAACAAGCACAACAACAAGCAATACTAGATGCAAACAGACAAGCGGCAGCCATGGCAGTACAAGATCCAAGAGACAGGTTAGCTATGTTTGGTCAAGGTATATCAGGCTTAACACCAGGAGCAGGTACAGTTACGCTATCACCGACTGACACTGCTACAGCATCAGGTGCAAGTCCGTTAATGACAGCGCTAGGTTTAGGTTTAGCAGGTGCTGATATATATGGTAGACTATTTCCGGGGGACAAAAAAACTTAATGTCAAGAATATTAAAAAGACCAATGTTTAAAAGAGGCGGACAGTCTAATGATGGTATCATGTCTAATGTTGTGGATAGAGAGCAGTATGCATTGGGTAGTATTGATGAAGAAAAATTAAGATCAGACGCTGCAGCTATAACAGGAGTCTTAGATAGATTTGCACCTATTCAAAAAACAAGACTACCTTTAGGTGAGGTTGGTTTTCTTCTTGCATCAGGAGCAGATCCAATAGATGCTTTAGGAGCAGGGTATAGTAAGTTTGTGAAAGCAGATGATGCAACACGAGCTGCTAGAGCTAAGAGAGATCAAGCTGCTGTGTCTACAGCTTTGAGTTCACAGTTAAAAAAATCTAAAGACACAAGAACAGATTTAGAAAAAAAATTAGAGGCAGCTGGTTTTATTAAAGGCACTCCAGAGTATGAAGCAGCTATGAAAACCTTAGTGTTTAAAGATGTAGCACCAAAAGCAGGATTTAGACCATTAACTCAAGAAGAAATTAGTAAAATACCAGGTTTGGATAACAATAAAGCATATCAAGTAAATTTAGATCCGACTTCAAAAGATTTTAAAAGAATTTACACGATAGGTGGTGCGGATACAAACATAAATATGAATTTAGAAAAATTTAAAGATCAACAAAAAGGTATTGTTCAATCAGGCACTGCAAGAGATAAAATAATTCAAGAAACTAGTTTTGTTACAAGACAATTAGGCAATCTTAATGAGATTGAACAATTACTTACAGACGATCCAACTTTAGCTGGTCTTGCAGGTTATGCTAGAAGAACTGCAAATCAAATCATAACAGCAGCTAAAGATTTTAATTTTGATTTAACAGGTTCTATTAAAGCACTTGGTGCTAAAGATTTAGTCCTTGATACAGATATTGCAAAATTAAACGCCTTAGAAGACTTATTGGTTCCTGCATACGCTAGAGTTTTGAATCCAAATACAAGAATAACAAACTTAATGTTGCAAGAGGCAAAAGCAGCTATCGGACTTACTGGTATAACTGGTTCAGATGAAGTAAAAGCAAGAGTTGCAGAAATTAAAGAACAATTTAAAACTTATATAAATGATCAAAATGCTTTACTAGGAAAGCAAATTATAGATCAAAATATAACAAAAAAATTTAAAGTAGAAGTTATTGACGGTAAACCTAGACTTGTGGAGCAATAATTATGGGTACAGTTATTATAGAAGGTTTAGGTGAGATTGAAATTCAAGGAAATACTCCTACACTAGAGGAGGAGCAAGCTATTATAGAGGCTTTAGGTGCATCAACAGAAACCACTGATATATCACCTAATATAGAAAATGTAGAAACTGAAGAATTAAATAAAAAAGAGTTAGAAAAAACAGAAAAAATAACTCAAGAAATAACTCCTGGAATGATAGACCCTAACTTAAAAAAAGTTGGAGAGTTACAGGGTTTAGAAAAACTATTTCTTGATAGACCTACTTTTGAAGCAGCAGGTGCAATATTTGGAGCACTTCCTGGAACACCTCTTGGTCCTGCAGGAACTGTTGCTGCTGGAACAGCAGGTTCCATGGCTATGGGTCAATTGTACGACATAGTGCAAGGGTTTTTAACGGATGAGACAACTGGTTTTGGAACACAAGTGGAAAGAGCTACAAAAGATTTTCAAAGAGAACTTTTATTACAAAGTTTTTTTTCAAAAATACCTGGGTTAATTACAGGAGCTAGAAGACTTGTTTTTGGTAAAGGCGATGAATCTCTATACGCCTCTGCTAAAAAATTTGGTTATCCTTTAAGTTTAAGTGATACGGGTAACATATTTGCAAGGGGATATGGCCAAGTTATAGGTGTGTTTCCGTTTGTAGGGGGTCCAATAAAAAGAGCTGCCGCAAAAAAAGCAACTTTGTTAAATGAAAAAGCAAATAAAACATTAAACACGTTTGCACCAAATGTAACTCTTTTTAAATTAGGTGTAGACATGACAAAAGCATCTAGATCTACCTTCGATGATTTTAGAATTGTAAGTAGTTTTTTTTATGATGATTTTTATAATGCTGTAGATAAAGTAGGTAGAAAAACTCCTATTATATCTACTCAAAATTTTAAAAACTCTTTAGGAAATTTTACAAAATTAGTTGATGATGGAGTAATTACATTAAAAACAGGAGAAAAAGTAAAGAGTTTAAAAGCGGCAGATAAATTATATAATTTTGCAAAAAAATTTAAAAATTATCCAGACTATATAAGTGCTGCTCAACATAAATCTTTAATAGACGACCTAAAACTTTATATGGGACAAGCTCAACAAACTAACCCTGGAATTCTTAGGGTTTTAACTGGTTTTAAGTCTGCTTTAGAAACGGATTTAAGACTATTAACCAAAAAGTCTTATCAAGAAAATTTACTTAAAAATGTTTATCCTTTAGCTAAAGGTAAAAGACAAAAATTGGATGCTAATTTATTATCAAATATTGCTAACAAATTAAAATTTGCAGATAAAGTATATGCTAACGGTTTAGAAAATTCTATTATAACTAAAACATTAAGAGATAAAGCTAAAACAGAGGGAATAAAACTAATTCCTATTCCAGGTAAACAAACTTTTAAATCTCCACCAGCCTCAGAATTTAAAAAAGTGGATAAAGGTATTTTTAGTGCAGGGTTTTTAAAACAAGGTTCTATTACTGCGGATGAATTAGCAGAAGAATTATTAAAAAGAAAGGCGAGTCCAGAAGTATTTAAAAATTTAAAATCTTTAATAGGAGAACAACAATTTAAAAAATTTGTTGGAGCAAAATTAGAAAGAGCCTACAGTGATTCACTGCTGAAAGCTGGAAAAGATCAAGTAGGTTTAATATTTGATCCTTATAAACTTGAACAAAATTTAGGTTTAACAACATCTCGTGGTCGAGAAATGTTAGAAATTATGTTGCAGTCTGCAAAAACTAAAAAAGATAACCCGTTGACTGTAGAGGCATTAGAGGCTTTTCTTGATGTAGCTAAAAACCATGCAGGATTAAAGATTCCAGATGTTAGTTCTTTTATGGCTAGAAGATTTGTTTTAGGGGGACCTAAATCTGCAATAGGAGGAGCGGTAATGACTGCTGGAACAGGTGCGGAGCCAACAATTGCTGTCCCAATTATTTTACTAGCACGAAGAACATCTAGTGTATTATCTAATCCAGAAATTCTTGATGACGTAATAAAAGTTTTAGATCCTAACACTCCTGCAAATCAAATAAAAATAACATCATTAAAACTAATAGACATGATGATTAGTGATAGTCAAACTAAACAAGAAAAAAACGATTTTATATTAATGAAAGAAAACATTGAATCAATACCTTTATCGGAAATAAAAAAGGGAATAGATGCTACGATAAATTCAACAGAGGAGTTTTTAAAATTTAGAGAAGACACAGAAGAGGACACAGAGGAGACACAAAGTATTGAAGGAGACACGTCACAACTACCTATTACAAGAGTGCCACCACTACAAACAGCAAACATAAACCCTAACCTACTAGCTCAAGCACCAACAGGAGTCCAGACTCTAGCATCAGGAGGCAATAAACCATATAGCCAAATGACTAATGCAGAAAAATTACAATATGATAGAATGGTAAGAGGACTAGCATAATGTCTAGCGAAGATTTAAAATCATTAATAGTAACCGACCCTAGTCTAGTAGATGAAGGTATAGACGTATCTGGTTTAAGAACACAAACAGATACTAATCCAAGGCTACTTGCATCGATTGCAGATTATCCAGGTATATCGTACGACCCTACAAGTTTCAGTTATCTATCAGACTTAAATGAATTGTTTGGTTATGGTCTACCTTTAGTAGATACAGAAGCAGCTACACCACCAGCTACTGGAACACCAGAAGCAGGCTCAGGCAGCGGGTCTCAAGTGACTGTACCAGGAGGTGTAAACACTCTTGTAACACCTAGAAACACAGCAGAAGACCAAAGATTAATAGATGCAGGTATCGGGTTGCAGGGTGCAGTAGGTGATCCTGTTGTAGCACCAGGTGAGATACCTCGTACACAAGATGAGCTAGATGAATTTAATTTAAGACCTGTAAACACAGATTTTAGAAACCAACAATTAGTAAGACAAGGTATAGGACTTAGAATAGGAGAAACAGGTCCTGTATTTGCACCAGGTGAAATACCTGTTACACAGGCACAATTAGATGCAGAAAATAAAATACCTGTAACACCTGTTTCACCTTCAAGCCAGCCAATTGATCCAACAGGCATGTTACCACAAACAAGAGATAGTGTAATTCTTCCAAGACAAACTTCTTTACAGGATGAGCTAGGAATAAAAGGAGACATAGGAGTTGAAGGTGAGGATCCAGGTAGATTTACTGCCACTCCTCCTACTGGAGATGTGTTTGCAGCAGGAGATTTTACTGATGTTGCAGGAACTTTAGCTGATCCAAGAGAAAAATTAGATATTATAACAGAAGAAGATGCAGCTGATCCTGATGGTCTTTTAGCAAAATTAGGTATAACAGGTTTTAACGCTCAAGAAGCAGCTGTAAAAGCAGCTATCAATACAGCGATAGGCAAACCAGTTACCTTATTTATAGATGTATTAAAAGAGATTGTGCCACCACAAGACCCAAGACAAACAGCTTTAAACGAACTTTATCCAGATAGAACTAGTGCAGGCACTATCGCTTCAGGATTAATGAAAGGATACAATCCTGTATCGGGAGGCGCTTTAAACTTTTTAACTGGTGGCAAACTTGGTGAACCTACAAATTATGGTTTACAAAGAGCGTATAATACTAGAATAGCTAATGTTAGAGAAACACTTTCAGAAAAATATGGTTTCACAAAGGAAGAGTTAGATCAGATAGAAGCAGGCGATATTACGCCATCAATGAACGTAAAAGGTTATAGTAAAGAATTAGGTAAGACAACTAATAACATACAAAAATTAGCAGATTTAGCTGCAGGAAAAAAAGCAGAGGAGTTAGCTCTTCGTGGTCCAACAAGTTTAGTTACAGGGGACATAGATGCTGATCCAACGGGTGACGCTAGTATTGCAGAAACATTGGCAGCACGAGATAGATTAGGTTTAATTGATGATATAGGTGTCGAAGGTGAAGACGAAGATAGATTTATAGATAGTGTTGGTGGCGGAGTAGATCAAGGAGCTGTTGAGTTAGGTGAAATGGATGCCACTGCACCTTTCTCAGATATAGACACAGGTGTTGGAGAGTTTGTAACAGATCCAATTTTTGATGATGATCAACTTACTTTTGTAGACACTACACCAGACGATACTATAACTCCATTAGAGGATGACTTTGAAACTTTAATTGATCCAGCAGCTAATTTTCAAAAAATACAAGCTGAAAGAGAATATTTAGATGATTTAGAAGAAATAGGAGAGGGCACTTTAGATCCAAAACCAGGAGATACTGTTTTAGGTTTTGGTGCACAACTTAGAGACGATAAACCTGCACCATCAGCCCCTACAGGGCCACCTAGTACGGGATTTCAACCACAATCTACTTTTGATGCCGAGGAGGAGGATGAAACTCCTGCTGATAGAGGCGGCGGTGATGATAAAGGCGGTGATGATAAAGGTGGCTGTGTAATCGCAACTCATGCTGTTAACTCTGGTGCCTTTACAAAAGATACAAAAAGAGAAGCTGTCCGTTGGTGTGTTAAAAACTTACATAGAACATGGTGGGGTGAAGCTGTAAGAAGAGGATACAGATACTATGGTCAAAAAGCAATTGATGAAGGTAAAGCTAAAAACCACTACCAAGAATTTAAAGATTATGTTGCATTTGGCACAGGCAAAAGAAGAACACTAAAAACTGCATGGACTTTTGTTTACAGAACAGTTCAATTTTTTATTAAAGGATTGTTCAATGCCAAGAGATAACGCACTACAAAGAATAGAATCGCATGAGAAGCTTTGCAGAATAATGCAAAAGCAAACTTACGATCGTATGCAAGAACTACAGGGGCAGATAACTAGAATAGAGAGAATACTACTAGTATCTATGGGTTCTGTTATGACTGGTATGGGCGGTGTAATTGTGGTATTGTTACAGAAACTTTAGATCCAAGCCTTTAACTCTTCACCCATAACTTGACTTGCAATATTAACTTTCTTACGTAAGGCTTTCACAATTCTTTCATCAACTGTATCTTCACAAATAATATCAATGTATGTCATAGGTTTCTCTTGGCCTATACGATCTATCCTAGCCTCTGATTGTTGTCGTTTCTCAAGATCATAGCCGTTAGAATAATAGATCATATTACTAGCTGCTGTAAGTGTAATACCATAGCCACCAGTTTGTGGTGTACCTATAAAAAATCTACATGCATCATCTTCTTGAAATCTTTTTATATTTTGTTGTCGCTCATCTTGTGGTGTCAAACCATAGTAATCAACGAAACTATTATCTCCAAAGTCTTTAACAACTGCTTTTATAATTTGTCTGACATCACTTTGCCAATGAGCCCATATAACAACTTTACCCTCTAGTTCACCCAACACATTAATTAGTTCATCTAAACGATTGCTGTTTATTTCTTGTGTAGTGCCATCGTCAGCTTTAAAGTGGCCACATGTAATTTGTTGTAATCGCATCAACTGTGTTAGTGCATTTGCAGTAGTTGTCATCTTGCCATTCATGATAGCTAGTGCCTCTTTCTTCATTTGTTCATACACTTTAAATTGATCTGGTGTTAGTTGTACAGTTCTTTTCATAAAAGTTTTTTTAGGTAAATCTAAGCAGTCATCTTTTAATACTCTGTCGGAAAAAGGTTTTAGTTTATCAGATAGTTCACCAAGATTTTTATAACCAACAGGTATTTCAACTGATCTACCACCAAAGTTCATCTTTCTCATAACAGCGTATCTAGTTCTAAACGAGTAAAAAGATTGATGATCTAGTAACCATGGATCTAAAAACTCACATTGTGTGTATAGATCAAGTGGTGATTTAGTAACTGGTGAACCCGTTAGTATTCTTTTATATTGTGCATACTTTCCTAGTGCTACTATATTTTTAGTTCTTTTAGCTGTTGGATTTTTTATAGTTGTGGACTCATCTATGGCCATCATGGTTCTATGTGAATTTAAAAATCTAGCTGCAAAGTCTACACCTTTTTTAGTCGATAAGGACTCAACATTCATAATTAATATATGTAAATCTATGCCTGTTTTAAATAAAGTATCTAAATATTTTTGTTGTTGTTTTGTAATATTGGCCTGCCATAACACCATGTTTTTTTCTATGTGATCTGGTAGGTGTGTTGGTATCTCAGAACTATACCAGTTCTTGTATACACCTTTTGGTGCCACAATTAGAACACCATTGATCTTACCATTGTCATAGAGTATGGCCGTATTATCTATTAATACCTTTGATTTACCTGTACCCATCTCCATAAAATAAGCAAAACATTTCTTATCCCATGACATTTCTAATGCCCTAAGCTGATGTGCGTATGGTTTAGTTTTAAATTTATAATTCATAATTTTTCTCCTGTATCGCTTGACATATAATCTATGATCGATTATATGTCAACACATGAAAGAAAGTATAGTATACATAATACAGGAAGTACCAGGTACTAGAGAAGGCAACCCAAGAATAAATATTATGGGTGCATCTAAATATGGTCAGTTTAAATTTTTACTACCAGAGTCTTCGCAAATAATTTTTTCTCCAGGTCCATTAGTTTTTAAACTAAGATCGTTGTTAAAAAATTTTAACGAGAATGATTATTTACTTCTTACAGGAGATCCTGCTATAATCGGTGTTGCATGTTCTATAGTTTCTGACATGACCAATGGTAAATATAATTTACTAAAATGGGATAAACAAGAAAGGACTTACTATCCTATATCAATCAATCTTTACGAGAAAGGAGAAATAGATGGCGATAATTAATAAAAGTGGAAAAACATATTTAGAGGAAAACGAGAAACCAGTAGCAAACAGTTCAAGTGCTTTACAACAAATGTTTATTGAGGATGCACCTCAACAGGTAAACGACATAACAAATCCTGAAACATTATCTAGCCATGTTCTTGAACTACAAAAGCTAGAGGATGAAATTAAACAGGAAGAAGAAAAACTATCTGCAAAGAAAGCACATGCAGATAAGTTATCACAACAAGTGATACCAGAGATTATGGAATCCATGAACTTAAAGACAATGAAGTTAAAAGATGGATCTGCAATCGAGGTAAAAGAAATTTACAGCGCAACTATACC